ATGAGAAGAAAAAACGAGAGATTTCTCTTTTTCAACCTTTTTATGGGTTTGAAAAAAAGTCTTCCTCCATTGTGCCCTGTTGCTCTGTACGGGAATCTGATTGAACATCGCCGTCTTCTGACGCGCGATCCTCTATTAGATAACCTGCGTGAACAAAGGATACTACGGTATTTATCCGATATACAGAAAGATCATCCTGTAAAGTTCGATAATACCCGTGTTGAGTTGAATCTTTCGATGAATTCATCCAACAAATTCTCACGCTCAATGGGAGGTATGAGACAACATACCCTTACACTCTTGGAACCTTATATAGAAAGGTTGTATGGTCCAATCCGTTCGGAAATCCTAGTCGCCTGGAAGGAGACAGATAGCGGTGTTGAATCGGTATATGAGCGTGGTTTGGAAGATGACCTCCTCTTTGATGCTTATCTCAAGTATCTAGAGGAGAATCCTCTGGCCATTCTCAGCTTTGCCGAAACGGTCCCTCATGGGATTCTCGAACCCATGAAGGTTCGTATTATCACTAAGGGTGACCCACTATCAGGCTCGTTTTTAGCCTCAGTAAAGACCACTTGCCGGAGCCAATTATCGAAGATAGGTTCTGTCTTCTCCTTGTTGGAGAAGGAAGTAACCTATTTAGATATTTACGAAATATCGCGTCCCCAAGGATGGGGAACTGATCAATTGTTCTGGTGTAGTGGTGATTTTTCTTCAGCGACTGATAATGCAAATGGTAGCATCTCTCGATTAATCGGTGAGAGGTGGTTTTCGGACTTGTCTGTCCCGAAACCCTTTGATTACCTTGCATTACGTTCGTTGTGTGAGAATAGGATTTCTTTCACACAATCCGCGTTAGGGGCAACCTCTGTCTTTGATGAGGTTGAGACCCCCTCTTTTAGAGAGGAAAGAGACCGGTTCGTCAGACGAAATCCGGTTAAGGATTTTAAAATTGAATATCTTCAATCGAACGGACAGCTTATGGGTAGTATAATTAGTTTCCCTATTTTATGCTTGATGAATTTCTTTGCATATTGGGAATCTCTCGAATACTACAACGGTTGTAATTTAACCCTCCGAGAGGTATTACGGGACTATCCGGTTCTCATTAATGGCGATGACATTCTTTTTAAATGTGATCGTCGTTTCTATGAGATCTGGAAAACTGTAACCTCCGAGTATGGGTTTGATCTTTCAGTGGGGAAGAATCTATTCCTACGTGACCGTTGTACCATAAACTCTAAATATTTCGAATCTACTTTAGATTATTTAGGTGAGATGCCTAAGACTCCTTTTATAGAACATGAATATCTCAATTTCGGCTATCTAAACAATATCCGAAAAGGAGATGTCATTGAGGAGTCAAGCGGGAGTGCCCTCGGCGACCCAGAAAAGTTAACCTTCTGGGTCAGGTCAGCTGAGGCTTATCGGGCTCTAAAAGGTCTATCTCATTACAGAGATAGGGCCCTCTCCCTCTTTCATACAAATTACGGATCAATATTCGAAAAGTTTGGCATTGAAAAAGCCAACTGGGATCAATATCATGAGAACCTATTGATGATCCCCTCCGGTCGGAAATTAGACCGGACAACTAATGGCAACTATTACA